CTTTGATTCTGTGTTTGGCGTTCTTGGCCGGGTGGTTCAGTTGGAGAAAATCGATTCGTCGATTTCTGTCCAAATGCCTTCCCGCCTGGTGTCTGATCGAGATGCCGGCGTGGGTTGGTTTTGTTCCGTCCCGAGTTGCAACTCTGCTGCGTACTACGTGGATTGTTGCTTTCATGAAGAGGCATCCGATTGCCGGCTTGATTTTTTACCCACGCAAGTGGCTGGGAGACGGCTGGGACAAGTTTGTGTGCTTTTTCTGGGGGAATTTCGATTCCATACTTTTCTGTTCGATCGTGGTTTGCGTTTACGGTTGGCTCCGTCGCAAACCCCGTTTTCGCAAGGAAGGCACTTTCACGTTTATGAGTGCTTTTGCGAGCGGCATCAAGGCTGGTGCTTTGATTGCTGGCTTTGCGGAATTCGGCCGGAAGCTTGATCCTCGTAATGTCAAAGGTGCAAACCTTGTGGCAGAGCTTGTGGAGCTTTTTGGTCGTGTGTTCAACGATACGCCAAAGGAGGGCCTCCCCGTTGATGAAGACGAGGATGATGGCTTCCTGGATATGGCGCGCAAGATCATTCCTGGAGTGAAGAAACTTTTGACCAAGTATCGTTCACGCATTGCGTACTTTGTCCTCTCTGTTTTGGTTGGCGTGATGCTCTTTGCGTTTTTCCACCACCGTGAGTGGTTTGAGTCGTTTGCTGCCCACGAGGGTCGTGGGTCTGGCAAGGCCAAACGTGGAAACACGAACAAGAAGATGCGTCGGCTGAACAAGGCTACTAAGGGCAAGAAGAAGCACTTCGTGCTCTACGATGCTGCTGACCGTGCGGACATCATGTCGTGTACTTACAATGGTAAGCCGATTGATGCTCCGATGGTTGGGCAGCCGTTTGCGGCTGGACGTTGGGTCATTTTCCGAAAGGATGAGGATGGCAATGTGGTGCAGGATGACTTCTCAGTTGAATCTGTGTCGTGCAACGAGCCTGTGGAGAAGATTGAGCAGAAGCCAACTCTCCCCGTGACTGTCGTTGATGATGTCCCTCCCTTTGTTGTTCCGAAGAAGCCTGTTCCTAAGGCGGTGCAGGCTGTTCGTGTCCCCAAGAAGGATGTGAAGAAGGATATCGTGTGTTTCAAGTGTGGATACACTGGTCACTACGCGAATCTTTGCCAGTGCAAGGAGTTGCCTCGTACCCCTAAGAAGGCTGAGGCACTTGTAGCTGGCTCTACGAAGATGGACTTCAAGTCTCATCGCCAAAACATGGGTCAGGCGATTGCTTCCGATGGGAGCGTCGTTGCCCAGATCGTGGTGTCTTGGATTGGGATTCTTGTGAACGCTCATGTGTACAAGGATTGTTCCCACTTCAAGTTTGGAGACAAGGTTGTTGAGAAGACAACGATCGTTCATCGTGATGTTGGCGAAAACCATGATTTGCTTGCGTGCAAGAAGTTTGATGGCTGTCCCGAAGGTTTGAACAAGGCTCGTTTTGCTGAACC